CACCATCACTGTGAAATAACTAAGCACAAAGGGCCAGTGCGTGTCAGGCTCTTCCAAGTCCTGTCCTAGCACCTCAGCCTCTGCGTGCAGAATCGCCCCGTCGTGCCCGTTCTGCAGCACGTCATACAGCGCCCGATGCACCTTCCGGGCTTGATACTCCGTGCTGCCGTAACACTTGAACTGCACGCTCGGATTCGCCAGCGCATCGTCATAATCCGCCAGTCCACCGCGCACCCGGAACGTCACGCACGGCCCGTCATCAGGCAAACTGTAGCCCACTGGCGGCACATCCCGGCCCGCGTAAATGCGCGCGCCCGTGTGCTCGGTGAGCTCCGGACGCACTTTCAGATAATCGCGGATTGCCTTCTCTACATCCACCATCGCGTTGCCTCACTTCAAACTGCGCCCCACCTGCTGAATGATCCCGCCGATCTTGGACGCCAGTCGCTCAACCGCAGAGTACATGAAGCCGTGCTTCGTCTCCTGATAGATCGTATACCCTGCCGCGCCGTGCAAGCCTGCTTCATGCTCTTTCAACTGCACTTCCGGCGCCAGATCTCGATCCGCTGCGGATAGCGCTTGTGCTGCCGCCTGGCTCCGGTGCGAGCCGTCAGGCCCCACACCATAGATTGCATTGCGCATGAAACCCGTGTCCACCGGTACATCGCCCGTCTTCGCCAGCGCTTCCGCCTGGAAGGCTGCCTGCGTCAGAATCTCATCGCTCGCATTCTGTACCAGCAGCACCAGGTCCTTCCCGTACCAGTCCACCCGGCTATCCTTGCTCATGCCCCCTCACGCTTCACGTTTCACGCTTTTCTAATTCGTGAAATTCGTGTTAATTCGTGGCAAAACTCTCCTAGATCACGAGCACTGCCACAGTCACGCTCACCACGCCGCTGTAATCCACGTACACCATCCCCGCATCCGTCGAGGGTTGATTGTAGATACTCGGCTGCCCGCGCCAGAAGCGTTCCTCTCCGGCAGTACACACTACCGTGCGCTCAGCGATCGCCAGACCGTCTACCGTCCCCGGCGTCTGGAATGTCAACGTCACATCCCCTCCGCCGCCGTTCTTCACATGAAACAGCGTCCTGTCCGTATTGTTGAACTTATTTCCGTCAGCGTTGGCTGCCACATACGTCGCCTCCAACCCTGCCGATGTGATCTGTTGTTCCGTCAATGCCGTTCGTGCCATAGCTACTCACCTCCGTTCCGTGTCTGCACGACCTGCCTGCATTCCACTACCAGACCGCTGGGACCGCGCTTCGGCGGCCCCACGATCTCGTAATCCACCGCCGTCACCGGCTCATCCCAGATACTGCCTTCCGCATACCGTCCCGCCACGCGAATCCGGTCCCGCGGATCCAGCTCCGTGTCGATCGGCAACCGCAGCACCACATCGATCCGTGGTACCAACCCGCTTGCCTGCACCTCTGCCGGCCGCACCGGCTCAACGCCACAGTTCAGGCTTGCGCCCGCCGTGTACGTAGCTTCCGGATTCCCATAGTCGTCATCCGCGGCGCTGTACGACAGCACATAGCACACATCCTGCATCGCGCTATCCTGCGTGCCCTGCATCCGCTCCAACTCCGTCGGCGTGAAATGCCGCACCAGCGAGTCTGTCATGATCGTCGTCATCAAGCGCTCTCCGGCATATTCAACACCCAGCCCGGATCACTAGAGTCATCCGGCTTCGGGTGCATCATCAGCGTGATCGTTCCCGGCCGCCGTCGGCTACGATAATAGCGCGCTTGCTTCATCGCTTGCTCATACGTCTGGCTGCGCGTATAATCGCCGCCATCCGCATTAAAGTCGAAGTCCTGCGCCAGAATCGCCGCCTTCTCCTCCCAGATGGCAGCGGCAGCGGCACTCAGATCATACGTGGGAATCCAATCCTCATTGGCATCCCACGTCGGCGGCGTCGTGCTCGTGTCCCAGTCTCCCGGCTCCTCGCCCCGCGCATCCAGGCACGGATAGGATTCGATGAAGGCCTGGATATCCTCATCGGAATAATCCGACTCCTCGCGCTCGTTCGTCATCCGCCGTACTTGTAGAATCTCCGCCGCTGTCGCTGTCATCTTTCCTCCTGAAATCCTTTGGCTGTGGTGCCGCTAAGGTTTCATTAGCAGTACCACAGTCCGTCCGGATTATGCGTGGATATACTCCACGTAGTACGTACCTACCAGACCGGCCACCGACCCGCTAGGCGTGACGGTCAGATACTCAGCCGCGCCCCAAGGCACCACCGCGGCGGCCACCGTTCCGGCGACCACGCCCGCGAGATTGTCCGTGAGGATCGCCGCGCTGTGGACGTCCACGCCGTCCAGCAGCTCGTCGTTGCTCGTGCCCGGCGCTGCCACGCCCGCGTCAACCGTTGCCGCGCCCGTGCTCGGCGTGGTCACGTCGATGATGAACCGCGTGATCAGCAGATCGTCGCCTTCCGGATTCAACAGATTCAGCATGTCGCCGCCCGCGTGGGTCGTCGCCGCCGTAAGACTTCCGTACACACAGCCCTTTCCCTCAGCCATCCGAAACCTCCTGTTTTTATGTTCCTAAACCCGCAACTTTCCCCGCGGTCCTCCTCTCCAGTTACCCGGAGAGGAGGACCAGCGAAGATTACGCGAATGTGATCGCCCCGCTTGCCCGCAGCAAGCCATCTGGATTCGCGATGATCAGATACCACGTATCGACACCGCTCTCCGTGATGTTGAGATCGATGTCGCCGTCACTCTCAGATACCAACAGCCACGCCTTTCCCGCCACCAGCGGAATCGCCAGGCCGTCAGTTCCGATTGCCACACCGCCATCTGGAGCTGTACCGGCAATGCTGTCGCCGTTCGCGTCATCGCTCAGATACGCCAGCACTGCGCCGCGCACCGCAAGATCAGCGCCAGCCGCGTCCACCAGCTGCACTGCCACGTTAATCACGTTGCCGCCTTCAGCGCCAACCGTGAACGTATGCGCGCCCAGCGGAGCGCCGCGGCTCAGCACATCCGCCTTCGCCACCGGCACTGCCGCCGTGGTCTGTACAACGTACGTTGCCGCCAGCGTCGTGTCTGGAATATGCACCGTGGTCGCCTGTCCCATCGCGTCCGCTTGCAGCGTCACCGCAGTGTCGCCCGTCTGATTCGCACAAGCGAGCGTCAGCTTGCCCCGCGCAGCCGTCGCCGGGAACACATCCACGCTGCCAGCCACGCCGCTCGCACCCGCGTCAATGTTCACTGCATCCAGGTTGCGGAAGTCACCCGCGTCCTTGTTCGCATTCACCACCACCGCCTTGCTGGCCGCCACCGTCCCCGCAGTGATCCCGTCCAGCATCGCCATTTCCGCCGCTGAAATCTCCGCCGTGCCGACGCTCAGCGTCTTGCCCGTGGCGATCTCAACATCAACCTTGTATTCCTTCGGATCATAGAATGGCATCATGCACCTCCCCGGGGATTACCCCGCTACACGTTACGGCACCAGGACCGCAAACGGATACTGAGTCGTGCTGTTGAGCCGGTTCACCGGATTGGCGATCTGGAACCCCAGCCGGAACACGCAACGCAGCGCCACCAGGTCCTGCTGCATCAGGTTGTACACGATGTTTCCGCCAGCGTCCTGAATCACGCCCTCGGCGAAGACCTTGAAGCTGATGTCCTGCCGCAGCGCGTAGACCAACTGGCTCCAATCGCCGCTGAACATATACGCGCTCGCCACGCTCATGCTCCCGTTCATCGGGAAGATCATCGGAGTGCCATCCAGCTCGTAGGGAGCGGCATCCTGCGGTGTGCGCAGGAACAACAGCTGCCCGTTGCTGTCGCGCAGCCCGCGGAGGCGGCCCTTCATGCTGATGTCGGCGATGTTGCCGGTCACAGCGTAGCCATCCGCTTCCACGAGGCTGAAGACGCTGAAGATGTCTTCGAGCACATCCGCGCCTGTTCCCAGGGTCACAGTGCTACCAGCCACGCCAGCAGCAGTGAGGATCGCGGTCGGCCAGCTTGCCGGGAGATTCGTGCCCAGCAGAATGGCCGCATCGATCGCCCGCCCGAATGCCGTGCGCACTTCGGGGTAGATCATGTCCCAGATGGGGTACTGATTGTCATCGAGCGCGCTCTCAGGGATCGGTACGATCACCGCCAACTCCTCAGCGGTCAGTGTGCGCCCGGTCCATTGCACGTCCGTGGTCTGCTTAAGACCTGTTTCGCCATTGACGAAGTACGCCAGCGCCAACGCGCTCTGCACCGGCATCACCCGCGTGCTCGTGGGCATATCCGGCAAACGCCGCGCCAGGCGCATTACCGCCGATTCCTCAGCGGTCGTGTTGAAGATTTCCCGAGCGTACTCAACGGGGATCATGCCACCCATTTGAGACGCGCCGATGATATTGTTGTATGGCATTTCAAACCTCCTGCTTGTTTATCTGATTGATTTACAGACGATTGCGGCCCGCAGCTTCGCGCAGTGCGGTATTCATGTCGAACGGCTTTGGCGCCGCATTACCACTCCCTGCATTCACTGCTCCGGCCACGACCGCCTTTTTGAACAACTCCGGGAACGCTTGCTTCACCGCGTCCCAATTCACGTTACCACGCTGATCAAACGCTCCGATCTCTTGTGCTGCCAGCCATGCCAGCTTCGGATTCACCAGCTCCCCTGGCGCGTTCTCATAAAACGCCACCCGCTGCTGTGCAGCTTGCAACTCCGAGGCTGCCGCCTCCAACTGCTTCCGCGCCTCACTGCCCTCGTCCAGCTGCTTGCCGATCTCCCGCAACTGCTTTTCGAGTGCCCCACGAGCATCCCGCTCGCTCCTGAGTGCGCTCTTCAGCCCTTGAGTCTCAGCCTCATACAAACGCGCGATCACCGCCCGTTGCTCTTCTGGCTGCCCCTGGAGCCACGCCTGCCAGTTTTCTGGCGCCGCGGCTTGCTCAGGCTGCCCTGCCTGCCCCTGGACCGCTCCCGCCTGCCCAGGCACACTCCCCGTCACCGTCACATTCCCACCACTCTGCTCGACCATCCCTCTCGCCTCCATCCCGGATTCTGATTGCGGCAACCCCTCTCGGATTGCCCTACACCCTACGACTTAATTCGTTCGGCTTCGTGTTAATTCGTGTCAAAGTCTTTTATCTCCCCACCAGCGCCGCCAGCGGCGTCACTGCGATTCCACCGCCCCACGTTGCATCCCGCGTGTGCGTCGTCAAATCCCCAAACGCAAACGCCCCACCGCGCCACGCATCGAAATAATCTTGCCCCAGTATCGCCATCTGCGTCGCTTCGTCCTGGCGCTTGAACCACTCCTCTCCCGCTGTCCAGTTAGCCTGTTGCAAGCCCTTCACCACCGGCACGCCCGTGCAGCGCCCGTTAGGATGGTCCGTGATCGCCTCGTTCAATCCATACAACCGCCCGTCGTCAGCTAGACACGCTGCACACACCCTCGCATCGTGCGCACTCAGGCGCTTCATGCCTGTCACCACTCCGCTCTCGCGGTACGCTTCCACCGAGGCCATGCGGTACACCCGCAACTGCTCGCTCCGGGCGATGACCAACGCCTTCTGCAAACCACCCGTCAGATCATCGCGCATTAACCGCGCCGTGTCCCGTGGATTCCGCCCCAATGCCGTGCCCTCGATCAAATGTCGCGTCAATCTGTCCCACACCCCCGGCATCGGATTCCCCGCGTCATCCTGCACCATCCGCAGCTTCAGTAGCTCCCCGATCGGCGCCCCATTCCCCGCCAGCCCGATCATCGTCTCCACCGCTTCCACCGGCAGCCGGTTGAAGTACACCCCCATCCGGCCCCCTTCCCAATAACTCAACTGAATCGCCTGCTCCGAATGGTCAATGCCCATCCGCGCCAGCGCTGCCTGTTGCCGTGTGATCTCCGCATCCGCATAACCCGCGTACTGGTTGAACTGCTCCGTCGTCTGTGTCAGCAGGCTGCGATACCGCTCCATTCTAAACAACTGCGCTTCGGTCAGCGGCTTACCCTCCGCCGCCTGTGCTGCCGCCTGCTCTGCCAGCGCCGTGATCTGCGCCTCCAGCGCCTGCTCCACACCGAGCCAGCGCTTGGCCATCTCTTGCATCTGCAGTTGCTCGCGTGCCAGCAGCAGCGCCTTGAACTCGCGCATCCGCTGCACGACCAGCGGTTCGGGCGGTAAACTCGCCATTTATTCCTCTTCCCCTAACGTCCGCTTAGCAGCACTACAACTCCCACGACGGATTGCTGAGCGCCACCCACAGCAACTGAATCGCCTGGTCAATTTGCGCCTTGATTTCTAGTGCGCTCATAGTCGTTGGAAACGCCGCGTCGAGCCTGCGCGTGTCGCCAGGTCTTGTGTCGTTAGTCGTATCAACCGTAACAACCAGCTCGTTATTCTGAATCGCAGCGCCAACTATCGTGATTTGAATCGCCACGAGTTATTCCTCCTCTCAAAACTTATTTACTTGTCTTGCTAACGGAAAATCTTCGGGGACTGCGTATGTAGAGAGCAACTTCAACACGGTCGTGGAATCGCGTGGGATTCCGTAGATCATCCCGTTTGGAGCCAGCACCCCGCCCATCCATTTTAAACTGCCAGCCAGCGAGCCAAAGGTAGTTGCGGTATCTGTGGTCGGGTCAATTTTCAACACGGCCGTGGAATCGCGTGGGATTCCGTAGATCATCCCGTTTGGAGCCAGCACCCCGCCAAACC